TCACCCACATGTGGAGAGCCCGGCAATTCATTCATCAACGCGAAAAAGAAAAGAACCCATCGGTACCGGAAACAACCTATCGTGCAGCCTCAATCCCAGAGGCCAAACAGAGCGAAACCCTCCAACTCCTCCAGAGCCAGTCACTTTCCCTCGGACCCTTCGGGTTTCTTGCTCTTGGGGTCGGTTTCAGCCGGCTTATCCTCATCCTCAGACCAATTAAGTCCGTAGCGGACCTAGAGGTGGCGAGTAGTGTATCTACCCGAGCCGGTTATCCACTTGAGGAAAGTCTTGCGAAGTTCCTCAAAGCGTTTGATGTTGTCCTGCGAACCCTGTTCTGAGACAACCTTGGTGGAGTCGCTATCGTCCGCCTGGCGGCCAGTCTTGCGACCCTGGTCGACGTCCTTAGCCACGTTAGTGGGGCGGTGCTCGAGCACAGAGTGGAGAGAGCCAAGGAGGTTCATGGTCTGTTCGCAGCCGAGGTCATTGAAGGACTTCCCGATGACGTACGGGAGTCTGGTGTCGGAATCCTCCCAAATTTCAGTAGCCTGGTCAGCCCAATTGTTCAGCGCCTGCTGCCCCTCGCGTCTCTGCTCGATGACGGAGTAGTCAACCTTGAGCAAGTCCCTGCGCACATCCTTCATGTTGGCAATGGGGATGAAGTTGGGGAGAGTGATTCCCTCAGCTTTCTCCCAGTTTCCAGAGTGGTAAGGCATGGCTGTGTGTGTGAATGAAGTGGATGTATTTGGATTTCCACCACATTGCTCAGTCAAATTGTACAACCGCTTGACACCGTACCGCTCTTCGAACTCACCGAAACACTTGATACCATCCGCCTTAGCCTCAGCCCGTAAGATGTCCATAGTAGCGAAGTGGTCAGACATCTGTTCGGGGGTCATGTACTCAGAGAACTGTTCGAGGTTGACGTTAAAAGGGGTAACGTCGGCCATGTAGTTCAGTAAGCAGTTGGGCAAATTCCCGCGAGCGAGCTGGAAGGCAGTCCGATGGAGCAAAAGATCAGGAAGCTTGAAACAACCAACTGGATTGAAAACCCAGCCACAGAAAACGGGGTAGCGGTTCACGCTGCGTTTGGAGATCAACCTCAAGTGGTACTGCATCACTCCCCAAATAGCGGAAAAAGGCGGTACAGAGTTGCAAGCAACGTCATCTCCAGTGGCAGCCATAGCCGTGCCGGGTGCAATGTCGTACTTCGTGGCCTGGTACGCTTTTGAACATTCGGTATTGAGCACTAAAGTGAACTTGAAACCGGACGCCATCATTGGAC